AAGGATGATATGTCTTCGCGGTTTGATGTAGCCCAGTCTCGCATGGAGCAGCTTGAAGGCAAGCTCCGTGAGAGGGATGCGCTGGAAGAACTGGAGCGTCGCCGCAACAAGCTCGTTCGCGGCAAGGGCGTCAAGGAAGAGGACATTGCGGAGATTGAGAAGATCATGCTGGAAAAGGGCATCACTTCTCATGAGTCTGCCGCAGACTACTACAATTGGATGCGCCAGGCGGCAACGCCTACGCCCCAAAAGATGTTCAGTCGGAACGTGATTGACGACGCTGCTCAGAACACCCTGAAAAGGTTTATGGGCGGTAATCATGTGAGGGCTGCGCGTGAAGTCGCGGCAGAAGCGTTTAACGAAATCCGCAAAAGTCCAAGGCCAATTGGTCTTTGAGGGTGTGATGGGGACGAGTGTCACTTTAGAAATGATGAGGTAAACTATGGCAATCGGTGGCGGCATTCTCCCCACTACGGGTAGTAACCAGTTCACAGAACTGACTTACGTTACCCGTCGCGCGTTCATCCCCAAGATGGTCGTGCAGATTTACAACTCAACACCGCTCATGGCGGCGCTCATTGCTAATAGCCAGACGGCTACGGGCGGTGTGTCCTCCGTGACCGTTCCTGTCCAGGGTGCTCAGTTTGTTAACGCTCAGTGGTCGGACTACAGCGGCTCGTTCGCTCAGCCGTCTGTTCAGCAGGGCGCATACAACGCTGAATTCACGCTTAAGCTGATGATTGCGCCCGTGCCGTTCCTCGGCATGGAAGGTGCGGTTCAGCAGGACCACGCTATCATCCCGCTCATTGAGGCTCGCATGAACGATGCGACCAACGTGATGATGGATGCGATGGCGACGGCCCTCTACACCAACACCACCAACACCCAGCAGTTCACCGGCCTCCCGGCTGCGGTGGATGACGGTACGGGTACTGCCACCTACGGCAATATCACCCGTTCTTCAACTGTGAACCCCTGGTGGCGTTCGAAGGTTTACGCGGCTGGCTCGGTCAACCCGACCCGTCAGAACGTCCTTCAGTACATCTCCGGCACCGTCAAGTACGGCGCGGAAGTGCCCACGTTTGGCGTTTGCGGCTTTGGCACCTGGACCCTGCTTGCGCAGGACTATGTTGGTCAGGAACAGTATGTCATCACCCCCGGTTCGGGCTTTGATGGCGACTCAAACGGCCCGCAAGCCGGTTTCCGCGCCCTCATGGTCGCTGGCGTTCCAATCTATCCCGACCCGTACTGCCCCGAGGGTACGCTGTACCTTCTCAACACCAACTATCTCTCGCTCTACATCCATGAGCAGGGCCAGTTTGTGTTCACGGGCTTCGAGAGCACTCTGCCCAATTGGCAGATTGGCTACGTCGGCGCGGTCATCAACATTGCAGAACTTGTAAACACGAAGCCTAAGTCGATGACTAAGGTGACTGGTTACAATTCTCTTAGCCTCTGAGGAGAATGACCAATGTCTCTTGCTCTTAACAAGATCGTTCTTGCGAACGCAGTTGCCAACACCGCTGGCGCTTACTTTGAGCCTGTCGTTGTTTCCAACGTTGGCGCGGGTAACGCGACTGCAATGATCAGCTCGCAGTACATCCCGGCTGGGCTTTACGTCCTTCCTTCCACGGCTAACGTGGTCATTGAGTTCAACTACTACACCGGTAGTGCGAACGCTTGGACCACGCTTGTGGCGGCAAACACTGTTGCTCCGGTTCTGGTTTCTGACGGCTACAGCGTTCGCGCTAACGCCTCCACCGGCACTCAGACGGTCACGCTGTTTACGGTCAACGGCGGTCAGGCTGCTACTGGCACCTTCAACGCAACTTGAGGTGATACATGGCTAGTCCTGACTCAGTATCGCAAAATACCCAAGACAGCTTTGGCAATTATCGCATTGCACAAGGTCGCAATGTGCCGTTAGCTACTACAGCTAACGGTGTAGTTGCCATACCGCTCCTTAGCGGTGGTATGGGCGGTTCGGGCGGCTACATCCTTCGTCGTATTGTGGTGTCAAACGCTTACAATACGGCTGGCGGTTCAGTCCCTAACGCCGCAACCGCTAACGTTACCATTGGCACGTCTAATGACGGCGCTAACTTGGTGACTGGTACAGTGACGCTCACCAACCTGACAAACGGCACCAGCTACGTTGATATGACGCCTGGTTCTGGGTTGAATGCAAACACTGCCGCTATTGTGTTTAATGCCAACGCGCTCTTTGTGAACGTGACGGCAAACGTGGCGAACGTAGCTTGCCAGGTCAATGTGTACGGCGACGTAGTGAGCTTCTGATGGAAAATGTGTGGGTCGTAAACAAAAGTGATGATGAGCTAACAACACAATGGCATGGAAAGCATTACACCTTCCCCCGGTCCAAGCCGGTAGAAATTCCATATGATGTTGCTCAGAACATTTTTGGATACCGCCTAGACGACAAGTTTGAGTTTGTAGTTCGGTTTGGCTGGACGAAAGACTCGAATGATTTGCTGCGTGCTTATGAGCGACTTTCGAAGTTCGAAATCACTGAGCAGCGGCCAAAGGACTATCGCGCAACGTCCCCAGCGGTAGACCAATTCCCCGTTCCAGTTCTTGAAAAACTGGAGCGGGGAAAAGGGACGCAGGCAGCCGCATGATGTGGGGCGTAAATGACGACGCTACAAAGCTACATCACAACAACCCGCCGGTTGCTGCATGACGCTAATGCTAATTTTTGGACTGACCAAGAGCTAACGGACTATATCAACGACGCCCGTAACAGGCTTGTTCGTGATACTGGCGTTAATCGCCTCATCCAAAACAGCACGGTAGTCCAAGGACAAGAGGTGTACACCTTTTCGTCTTTGCCGCAGGGTTCGCTCACGCTCGACATCGTGAACTTCAATTTGTATTGGGGCAACTCGCGCGTTCCGTTGCGGTATCAGCCTTGGACCCAATTCAACAGCCAATTACGATATTGGCAAAACTATATTGGTCGCCCAATCTGCTATTCAATTTACGGCAGCCAAAGCTTCTATGTCGGGCCTGTTCCTGATCAAACATATCAAATTGAGCTGGATACAATTGTTCAGCCGACTGATTTGGTTGCTCTGAGCGACGTTGAGACCATCCCGTTGCCTTATACGCAGCCTGTGCCCTATTACGCGGCTGGCACGGCTAAATATAAAGAGCAGAGTTATGGCGAAGCAGAAATCTTCAAGCAGGAATACCTGAAGAAGGTTCAGAACGCTTTGGCAACTTCATTCCAGCGCCGGATACCTGACGTTTACAATTCGGTGTACTGAGATGGCAGCATCACCCGAACAGAAAAAAAACTATCAAGTCACCAAGGCTTTCAAAGGCATGAACACGCGTCCAAACAGGACTGCGTTGGACAATGAAGAATTTGCTTGGCTTGAGAACGTTCAGCCTATCGGGTTTGGCAACATCAAAGCAGTTGGTGCATCTTCACCCGTTCAAGCAAGCGGGTCTAATGTTGCCTGGGCAAGCACGGTAGCGTCTATCTATAGCTGCAACATTAAAAATGTTGATTACGTCATCGCATTTGAGGCGGACGGTCGGGCTGAATATATCAAGCTGGACACCAACACAAAAGCGACGTTGGCCGCAGCGGGAACATTCAGCGCGTCTGGCGTTCGAATGAAACAATGGAAAAATGATCGCGCTATCATATCCGACCCTTTCAAAGGGTATTTTACTTGGGATGGCACGGACCTTATTTCGGTTGGTTCCGTTGGTTCTATTGGCATAACCAATACTGGGTCTGGCTACACAACGCCGCCTGACGTTACGGTTAGCGCTCCTAATCAAACCAACGGCATTCAAGCGACTGTTGTGGCGTCAATCTCTAACGCTGCCAGCACAATCACAAACATTACCATCACCAGCGGTGGATCTGCATATACCGGGTTTCCATCAGTCACAATTGCGCCTCCTACAAGCCCTTATGGCGTTCAAGCGCAAGCGACGGTCACAAGCATTACTGGTGGGGCAGTCACTTCTATCAGCATCAGCAATCCTGGTTATGGGTACACCACGGCCCCTGCCGTTACCTTTTCAACTGGGTCGGCTGCGGCTACAGCGGTTGTTGGTTCAGGTCTTGTTACCAGCCTATCCGTTACCAACGCCGGATCAGGCTACACAAGCGCTCCAACTTTAACGTTTTCAGGCGGCGGTGGAGGGTCTGGAGCAGCGGCAGTTGCTGGTCCCCTGACATTTGCAACCGGCACAATCGGCGTCTTAGTCACAAGCAGCGGAACAGGGTACAACTCAGTTCCTTCTGTTGTGTTTACCGGCGGTAGCCCTACTACTGTGGCGCAAGCCACAGCAATTGTGTTTGGCGGACAGGTAACAGGCGTTATTGTCACCAATCCTGGTGCTGGATACACATCTGCGCCCGCAGTGAGCTTCAGTGGCGGCACCCCAACAACAGCGGCAACCGCAAACGCATTGTTGACCAGCAACGCCTTATCTGACGTTGCCAGCTTCCAGGGTCGCGTGTGGTTGTCTCAAGGTCGTACCGTTTATTACGGTGCAGCCGGTGAATACAATGATTTTGTAAGCGTTTCGGCGGGCAACATTGAAATTGCAGACGACACGCTGCACAGCAACATTGCTGCTCTTATATCTGCAAACAATTTTTTGTACATCTTTGGCGATGACAGCATCAACGTGTTTTCGGACGTGCGCGTCACTTCAACTGGCAACACGGTCTTCACAAACACTAACGTTTCTGCGTCTACAGGTTCCGTCTACTACGATGGAATTTTTGCGTATTTTCGTTCGTTGTTGTTCATCAACGACTACGGTGTGTTTGCCCTGATTGGCGCAACTGTCAGCAAAATATCTGATGCCCTTGATGGCATTTTTCCGTTGTTTGATTTTACGCAGCCGGTGTCTGGTGGTCAGGTGTTGGTCAACAACATTTTGTGCTCGGCGTTTAATGTCTACTACAACGATCCTGTTCAAGGCTTGCGCCCCATCCAACTTGTGTTCTTTGACAAGAAATGGTTTGTCACCAGTCAAGGAACAATCAAACGTCTTACACCCGTATCAACATCAAAACTTTTGTTCCTTTACGGAACCAGCGGCAGCAATCTTGTAAAGTTGTATGCAGATAACACGGCTGCGATCAGCACAACAATCAAAAGCGCGCTTTGGCCTATGCAAGACACGATCCGCACTAAGCAAGCGTTGAAATTTGCTATTGAGGCAACGTCAACGCTTGGGGCAACGCTCAACGTCACCGTTGACAGTGAAACCAACACAAGCCCTGTTTATGTGTTGACCAATTTTATCTATTGGACAAACAACCTTAACAACACTATCGACTGGACCAATAATGGCTCTCCGCCCATTACAGTCGCGTGGACTGGCGGTTCGGGTTATAATCTCTACAAAAGTGACGCCCAGCAATATGGGAAGTATCTTGGTTTGACAATCACATCGTCCAGCCCATCGTTCACGCTCAACACGTTGGAAATGGAATACGAACAGAGGGTGAGGTTCTAATGTCCCTTCCAATTACAATCCCATACACGTTTGCCAGCGCAACGACTTCCATACCGTTGGCAAACCTTGATACCAATTTCACAACTGTTGTGAACGCCGTCAACGGCATCGCTAACGGCACAAACACGCTGGCTAATGTGGCGATCACAGGCGGCACTATTTACAATGCCGGAATGGGAAATGTTACTGTTGGCGGCGTGCTTGGTGTTAGCACTTCAGTTGGGGGAACCCCCAATTATGGGACAACGGGACAAGTTCTGACATCTCAAGGAACATCCACCCCGCCAATATGGGCTGCTGGCGGTGGCGGCGGCAGCGGAACTGTAAACTCAGGTACATCTGGTCAGCTTACATATTATGCGTCAACTGGCACGGCTGTATCCGGCACCACAACCGGAACAGGAGTTGTTGCCGCGTTGAGCGTTAACACGGGTTCTTCGGGCTCGTTTGTTGTAAACGGCGGCGCTTTGGGAACACCATCCAGCGGCACATTAACCAACGCCACAGGGTTACCAATTTCTGGTATTGCTGCGGCAGTAGTTAATACGCAAACTTCGACAAGCCCCACTTTATCGTTTGCCAATAACATGCAAACGGTTGAGTTAGCTAACGGTTCTAGCAACGTCAGCGTTTACCTTCCCGTACTTAGCACAGCCGTCAAAGTTGATATTGTTCAGCTAGGAACGGGAACGGTTCAGTTGGTTGCCAGCGGCGGGGCTACCGTAAATTCTCGTGTCGGAACGACCATCTATCTGTCAGCGCAATACTCTGGCTGCACCGTCTACAACAATAGCAACGGCACGCTCGGTTCGTGGATTGTTGTTGGCGACGTAGCTCCGTCAGCGTAAGGAGGTCGTCATGAGCTTCATGAACTTCAGCGGCGCTGTCCGCCCCGGTTATCAAACGTTAAGAACTTCCACGGTCTTTGTGGGGGACTCAATTACATGGGGCTATGGTTTAGATCAGAACCAGACCATTGGCTATAACATCCAAAGCCGCATCAACACCGTTACGGGTTTGACGCAAGCTACATGGGGTAACTCGTCTGCGGGCTTGGACATCTGCGCACGCAACGTGATTGTAGACGACACAACATCGACGCCGTTTAACGGAGGGTCACCGCCTGCTCCTTACGCTAACCCGTTGTTGACACAATCAGGCGTGCTTGTTGCTGGACTGGGCACG